TACAAAAACTTCGTAAAGAGAATACCGACCAGCACTCGGAGGCAAGAATTTTGTTGCGCACAATTGGTGGCAAAGTTGACAAGGTTGCAAGCAAATTGGACCAACACATCGGTTGGCATGAAGGCAAAAAGGAATCATAATAATGGCTAAGAAGTCTGCAGCAGATAATCTAAAAACATACAAGCAACGCTTAGAAGCATCTAAGCGTTGGCGTAAAGATGAAGGTTATGATGCGACTTGGCGCAGAATGACCGACATGTACAAAGGTCACCAATATGAGGACTTCCGTGACGAGGACAGACTGCTTGTAAACATTGCGTTTTCAACCATCAACATCATTGCCCCAAACATCTCTGTTAACTTCCCTAAAATTACCGTAAACGCAACCAACCCCGAAAACGCTGCAAACGCTGTTATCGCTGAAGCAGTAGTGAACTATTGGTGGCGTTACAAAGACATTCGTACCGAGTTCCGCCGTTCAGTAAAAGACTCGTTGACCTGCGGTCACGGGTGGATTAAAGTTGGTTACCGTTTCGTTGAAGAAGAACAAATACCCGAAGGCGAAGCATCTGACCCAATTGAAGGTAACGAAGTAACACCAATTAATGTCATTCTTGAAGATAGCCCGTTCGCTGAACGGGTTAGTCCTATGGATGTTTTTGTTGACCCTGACGCAACAAGCATGCGTGATATTAAATGGATTGCACAACGCATCCGCCGTCCTTTGCAGGATGTTAAAAACGATAAGCGTTACTCCAAGTCTGCTCGTGAACAAATTCAAACAATGGCTGTAAGCCGTTACGCTGATGACCCTAGTCGCAAGAAGATTAACGACAAAAATGAGGGTTACGCAGAAATTTGGGAATATTATGATATTCCCACAAAAACAATGTCTGTGTTCTGTGACACCGCAGACCAGTTCCTAGTTAAACCGACTGCTATGCCATATTCGTTTGGTCAGCCGTTTGTTATGTTGCGCAACTATGATGTCCCTGACCATTTCTACCCTATAGGCGATTTGGAATCCATTGAACCGTTGCAAAAAGAATTGAACGAAACCCGTTCACAGATGATGAATCACCGTAAAAAGTATTCACGCAAATACCTGTATAAAGAATCTGCGTTTGACACATTGGGTCGGAACGCCTTGGAATCCGATGATGACAATGTTATGGTTCCTGTAATATCAGATGATGCGTTGTCGGGTGTTGTGGCTTCATTCCCTGCTGTTATTAACCCACCTGATTTCTATGACCAAACAGCAACAATCATTCAAGACATTGACCGTGTTTCAGGTGTGTCAGAAATTCAGCGTGGCGGTACAACGGAAATCCGCCGTACCGCAACCGAATCATCGTTGGTACAGGATGCCAGCAATGCACGGACAGCCGACAAGTTGGCTATGGTTGAACAAGCCATCAGTGAATGTGGAAGGCGCATGGTTGCTTTGGCACGCCAGTTTATGACTGGCGAACAAGTTGCCCGTGTCATCGGCAAAGATGGTGAACCCATTTGGATTCAATTTGACCGTGACTACTTGGAAGGTGACTTTGACTTTGAAGTAGCCGCAGGTTCAACACAACCACACAACGAATCCTTCAGACGACAAATGGCTTTGCAAATGGTTGACGCTATGGCACCGTTCGCTGGTGCAGGAATTATTGACATGGCTAAACTTGCCGCCTATGTGCTACAGATGGGCTTCGGTGTCAAAAACCCTGACGAGTTTTTGGCTAAAGCCGCACCTGCTGGACCTGAAATGGGTGGCATGCCTCCTGCTGGTGGACCTTCTGTCCCTGCTGGACCTGAACAAATGCCACCAACTCAGGGTGGTGCAGGTTTGCCGTTGAACGGCGACCCTGCACAATTGGCTGCACTATTGCAAGGACAACCCCAGCAATAGGGAACAACTATATTAATATATAGAGCAACCATTTAGGACTCAGGAGAAAACATAATAATGACTGATGAAGTCGTAAACACGCCAGCCGTGGAACCCCAAGGGTCACCCGTTACGGAAAGCGTTTCAGAATCCACAGATACATCGCCAACGCTAAGTGTAGAGGAATACTCTAATCATAGAGTTCCAGTAAAGTTAGATGGTGAAGAACTTCAGGTTCCTTTATCTGAGGCAATTGCAGGTTATCAACGCCAAGCAGATTACACTCGTAAGACGCAAGAACTATCTCAGCAACGGGAGCAATTCCAGTTTGCTAGTGCGCTTGAAGCGGCTTTAGAGCGTGACCCTGCGTCAACAATAGAATTGTTGACCAAGCATTATGGTATTAGCCCTCAACAGGCTGTTGACATTATTGCTGATGGTGATGACTTTGAAATGCTGGACCCGCAAGAAAAGCGTATCAAAGAATTAGACCAGCGTATTGCATCGTTTGAGGACTACCAAAGTCAACAGCAAGTTGAACGAGAAGTTCAATCACTACAGCGAAAATATCAGGATTTTAATATCCAAGAAGTTGTCACAGCCGCTTTGCGAACTGGGTCAACAGATTTGGAAGGCACTTACAAGCAGATTGCGTTTGACAAAATGATGGCAAAAGCAGAGTTAGAACGACAGGCAGCCGAAAAGCAGCAACAGACCGTTAATGGTGTTGTTGAAGCGAAACGGCAAGCCAGTGTTGTATCGGGTGGTTCATCCGCTACAGCGTCAACCACTAGCGAAACTTACGAACCTATCACTAGCGTGCGTGAGGCTTGGGAAGCCGCCAAACGCTCTATGGGCGCAGTATAAACCAACTAACTTTCTTTTAGGAGAATATAATGTCTAATGCAAACTTTGATGCGCTGTTGTCAACAACGCTCGCAAATTACCGTGACCAACTCACGGACAACATCTTTACGGCACGCCCGTTGACCTACTTCCTTCAGGACAAGGGTCGCATGCGCATGCTTAACGGTGGAACCAAAATTGTTGAACCACTCATCTACGGCACCAACGCAACTGTTGGTTCGTACAGTGGCTACGATTCAATCGCTTTGACAGCACAGGCTGGCATCACGGCTGCTGAATACGATTGGAAGCAGTACGCTGCTTCTATCGCAATCAGCGGTATTGAAGAAGCCAAGAACAACGGTGAACAGGAAATCATTAACCTGTTGGAAGCCAAAATCATGCAGGCTGAAGAGTCCATGCGTGAAGGTTTCAACCAAATGTTCTTCGCAGACGGAACTGGCAACAGTGGCAAGGACTGGAACGGTCTTGGCAACTTGGTTGAGGCTTCGGGAACTGTTGGCGGTATCAACCGTGCAACGACTGGTAACGAGTACTGGCGTTCATACGAGGAGAACACCGCAACAGCGTTGACTCTTGCTCAAATGTCCACCGCTTACAACAGCGTTTCTGTTGGTAACGACCACCCTGACATGGTTCTGACAACTCAGACTTTGTTTGAAAAGTATGAGGCTCTTTTGCAGCCACAACTTCGTTACACCGACACCAAAACAGCAGATGCTGGTTTCCAAAACCTGTTGTTCAAGGCTGCTCCTGTTGTTTACGATGAGCATTGCACCGCTGGTATTGTGTACTTCTTGAACAGCAAGTACCTGACCTTGGTTGGTCACTCAGGCAAGTGGTTTGAACAGACCGCTTTTGTTCGTCCTGAGGACTTGGATGCTCGTTACGCACTCATCATGTGCTACGGCAACTTGACCTGTCGCAACGCTGCGAAGCAAGGTAAGTTGACCGCCAAGACGGCGTAAGTTAACCGATTATGGCGATGGGGGCGCAAGCCCCCATTTCCAACTTATTAAAAAAAAAACTTTAAAATTTAGGAGAAAAAAATGCCACTAAAATCAAACGACAATGGTGCAATTGACCGTACACGACTCGCCGCTTGGGCAGCCAAGGAAGAGTTAGTATCGGTAGTTGCAGCAACTGACGCAGCAACCGTACAAGCAGCAGCAACTCTTGCTGGTGCAGCAACCACACTGTACACGATGACCCCAACGGCAAGCCGTACCTTGACCACACCAACTGGTGCGGAACTTGGTGCAGCGTTCACAGATGAGGGTGTCGGTTCAAGTTTCCGTTTCACCGTTGTCAACGCCGCAGCAGCAACCCACCCAATCGTGGTAACTGCTGGTGCTTCGGGTGTGACGCTTGTTGGTGTAGCCGCAACCTTCTCGGTTGCAGCAGCATCATCTGCATCGTATATTGCAGTGTTTACTGCAGCGAACACGGTAAGCATCTACCGAGCATAGTTTCTACCATTTAGGAACATTAATCATAATGGTGGGAGGCAAAAACCTCCCACCATTATTTATATCGGGGACATGTATGGGAATCAAGAAAAGAAAACCAGCAATTGAGTTGAGTGGTCAGGAATATAATAGCCTTAAAGGTTTTTATGCTGCTGGCAACAATGACCTTTCTGGTGCATTTCCAACTACAAATAAAAAAAATAAATTTGGTTTTGATGTTGTTTCTGCTGGTCGTGGTCGTGTTGCTCAACGAGCAATCACTCAACGCAAAAATAAACAACGCAAGAATGTTAAACGAGGAGTAAAATAATGCCTGTTAAATATAGCATTTTGTCCAGTCATGCTGACGCTAAACCGAAAGCAGGGACAGTTACATCTAACTATCCGCCGAAGTCGGCTAAGTCGGGTAAGTCCAAGAAGTCTAAGAAGTCTGTTAAGGGTGGTTACTAATGCCAAGAGGAAATGATTCTCGTGGGTTGGAAAAAAAGATTGGTAGGGCTGTAGCAGCCAAAAAAGTTGACCCACTATCGGCAATGATTGGTCGTTACTCAACATCTAAGCGTATGACAAAGCAAGCACAAACTATGGCTATGGACAAAGTAAAACAGAAGCGTGCTTCCTCTGCTGACAGTATGCGTAAAACTGGTCAAGCGATTGATATGTTGGGCAAAAAGAAGGCTGCTCCTTCCAAAGCAATTCCAAAGGGTAGTCGCAGACAACCACCAAAGCCACCTCGGGGTAGCCGTACTTCATCAAGCAAAGGAAATGGTGGGAAGCCGTTGCAGATTTCTCCAGTTGGTACTTCACGAACTGCTGGTTATTCACGCACAAAGCCTACGACAATTCCAAAGGGTTATTCTTTAATGACCTTTATGAGCAATCCTCCAAAGTATAAGTTGGTTAAAAATGCTGGAAAGAATAGGGGACGATAATGCGTAAACCTGCTATTACTGGTTTGTCCAAGCCGCAAGGTCTTGATGATTTAATTAAACCTCTTGCCAAAGAGGCTATTAAAAAGGCTAAGAAACCCATTAAAAAAGCGTTGAAGGATGTTCCTGATAAGAACTATAAAAAGAATCCTTATAACTCTAAGGGTGGTTTGACCAAGAATTATAAAGATTATGTTCTGCGTAACAGCAAAGGCGACTACTAATCATGGCTGCCAAAAAACGAGCAATTGAAAGTCGTGTAGGTCATCCACAGGGTATTGACGACATTGCTAAAGGAATTGGTAAAGCAATAAACCGTTATGGTGGTATGCGTAAAGCGGGTCAAGGTGTTATGGGTTCTGCAAAAAAGGCTGTAACAGGAAAAAATAGTGTTGTAGCAAATATGTATGGTCATGTATACAAAAACTCCAAGGCTAACCAAAAGGCTGTTAAAAAATTTAATAAGAAAATGAAAGGCTTGGCAAAGTAATGGCTTCTATGAAACCTAAGGGCATTGTTGATGATATTGGCAAGCAAATTGCACGATTAGTCAAACGGGGTACTCCTGCTGCAAAGAAGGAAATTGCTAGACTTAGGGGTATTCAGAATACTTACATGTCGGATGCTGCTCGTAATTCACGGGGTTTACAACGCAACATTAAGGAATGGGATTCACGAATTGGAAGATTTGATTATTCGGTTGCTGATGCACAGAAGGCAAAGAGCGTTTCTGCAAGACTTCGTGAAGAAGCCCGTCAGCGTGGACTTAAAGCCAAGTCGCAAAACATTGGTAAGAAAGAACAGGCAGATGTTCGCCAATCGTTGATGCAGGCTGCTAAGCGTGATGATATTGCTAAAGCCCGTAAGGCTGCTGGTGGACGGAACAACCCGAACGCCATTAAGGCTAGACAGAAGAAGGCTGCTAACGCTCGTAAGGCTGCTAAGCCGAAACCTGCTGCTGGTGGTGCTGGTAAAGGTCCGAAGAATCCTAAGAAAACTGGTACTGCTTCTGCACCTAAGGGTCCTAAGAAGCCACGCAGGTAGTTATGGCTGTGGTTAAGCCGAAGAAGAAGGCTGCTGGTATTTCTCGGGATGATTTAACAAAGTTTTTGTTAAACAATCTTGTCGGTGCTGAGTCGTTGGCTTTAGGTAAACAGGCATCCGAAATGGATGTGCCACGCACCACTCAGGGTGGTATGGCTAATCAGTTTGGTGCTGCAGGCTTGAATGATTATACCCGTAAGTTGTTGGGTCAACTTGGGTTGGTTGGTGAGGCTGCTGCTAAAAGCAATGTTGCCGACTTTTTTGGTGTCAAGGATGTTGCCAAGTTTTCCGAAAAGGGTAAACCTGAGGATGCTTTGATGGCTATGTTAAGTGTTGCGCCTTTGGGTTTAGGTAAGGCTGGTAAGCGGCTTAAAAAGACTGGGGCTACTGGGGCTAAGGTTGTTGGCGGCATTTTGCCTAATGATATTAAGAATTTGTTGCGTATTCTTAGCGGCGGTCAAGACCAGTAATTCAAGGAACATATACGCTATTTGTATATGATTAAGAACTCTGTCCCTGCTCACACCCTTTATGGGGAACCTCAAACTGGTTCCCGTTTGGCTATTATCCAAACGGGGTCTAGATTGGCTGCACCCAGTGGACCGTACATTGGTCGTGGCGACAAATGTACGGCTAACGATGATTCCTGTGGGGCTAACAAGGTGCGTGGACAAGAACTGTGTGCAGGTCATTTAAGGCAACATAATAAGCAGAAAGGGGACTAAGTGGCATACGCTCAAATGAACGCAACTTCGTTGCGTCAAGCAGTACGGGACATCACCGATTTGGATGCTACCGATTTGCCTGATGCTTTGCTGAATCTTTATATTCGTGACGGCTATTACCGTATTTTGGATATTGAGAAGCGTTGGGATTTTCTTGCAAAAACTTTTACTTTTAACACTGTTGCTGACCAGCGTGCATACAGTATTGATGCTTTTACTGCTGACCCTATGGCGCAGATTGTTTCCATTGTGGATAATACTGGTGTTGGTTCTCGTTTGGATATGGTTTCGCATGATGAGGCTGAGAACACTTATATTGGTTCGTATGACACTAGTAGCGACCCTTTGTTTTATACTATTTGGGAAGGCAAAATCCATTTGTATCCAAAGCCGAACGATGTTCGTACTTTGATTGTTCGTGGTTATCGTGAACCTATTGATTGGGTTACAACTGGCGGCAATGTGGATGCTAGTCCTAATTTGCATTTTGCTTTAGTTTATTATGCTTGCAGTCGTGTTTATCAACGGCTTGAAGATGTCGCTATGGCTGATGTGTATAAGCGTTCTTTTGATGAGGGTGTTGCTTTGGCTGTCAAAAACATTAAGACCCCTAACAGTCATGCGCATTTGGTGTTGTCTGCTGGTTATACCGCTGGTCGTCCTACTTTTAATGGTTGGATGACTCGCATGGGGCAGGGTTTGAAAAGTAATCAATAATGGCTGGTTTAAACATTACAGAGGTGAGCGATTTTACTGGTGGTCTGAACTTTCGTGCAGACCAATTTCAGTTATCCACTTTTGAATCACCTGACATGAACAATGTTGAAATTGACCCTAGAGGTGGTGTGTTTAGTCGTGGCGCATACCGTCAGTTGAACAGTACAGCAGTTGCTGGTACTTGGAGTCCACAGAAGTTGTATTCTTTTAGTGGTGCCACGCCAACAATCATGTTGGCTAACAGCACCAAAGTTTATAAATCCACTGGCGGCAACTTTACTACTTTACAATATTCTTCGGGTAACGATATTACTTCTACTAGTGCGCATGGTGTTTGTATGGCACAGTGGGCTGACTCAATGTATATTGCTACTGGTTCTTCAGGTAGCGGTGGTTATGTTTGGAAAACATCAGATACTTACGCTACAGCATTGACAGCATCGGGTACTAATCCGCATGACTGGCAAACCACTCCTGATGCTGCTCAACGCAAAATGCCGACAGCGGAACATCTTCTTGTCCATGCTAATAAAATGTGGGCTGCTAACACTACCGAGGCTGGAACATATTATCCCAACAGATTGCGTTGGTCTTTGGAGAACGCTCCTGAAAACTGGGATGCTGACGACTATTTTGATATTGTTGGTGGTGGCAACGGTATCACTGGTATGGCTATTGCTTCAGGTCAACTTGTTGTTTTCAAACCCAGTGCTGTTTACATTATTTTTGGTTACGCTTCCGACAACTTCCAAGTTGTTGAACTAACAACCCGTTTGGGTTCTATCAGCCATCATTCTATTGCCCAAGCGGATGATGGAGTATATTTCTTTAGCCATAATCAGGGACTATATTTTTATAATGGTTCAACGATTAAAGACATGTTTAACAATTTGCGTACCGCAATTGACTTGAATCATATTAATCCTGCTGACCATGAATCTATTAGTGTTTCTTATGTTGGTCGCCGTATTTGGGTTTCGGCACCATATTCCACTGATAGCACCCCTACCGTTCCTACGGTCAATTTTGTTTTGGACCCATCTATTCGTGGTGGTGTTTACACAAAGTTTTCTTCACATGATGGTTACGGTTTGGTTGGTGGTTGCAACTGGACTGATTCTTCTAAGAATGATTATCGTTTGATGTGTCACCCTACGCAAGCGTATGTTTTAAAAGTTGACATGTACAACGAAGAGTCGGACAACATTTCGGGTACTGATGTTGCTTTTTCTAGTTATTATAAAACCCGTTGGTTTGATGGCGGTTCTTATATGCAAAAGAAAATGTTTCGCAGACCTGATTTTGTTGTTAAAGAATCTGATGCGGCACAAAATATTACAGTAAAAATTTATCACGACTTTGTTGAGGGTGAAGGTAACGAGCAAAAGATTTTTGACATTTCCCAAACACCTGCAGTGTCGGCTTTGTTGTGGGGTTCAGGTTTATGGGGTGAAGATTGGGCTAGTGGTGCAGCAAGTTCTATTGTTCTTGCTGGTCGCAACCTTGGTTTAGCAAGGTGTGTCCAACTGGAATTTATTGGTCCCTCTAGTCAAAAATGGGGTATTAACAGTATCGGTTACAAATATCAAGCACGAAGGATTAAAGGTTAATTATGGCAACTCTTAGTATTCCAAATACTTTTGTCAACGGCACGCCTGCCGTTGCCACAGAAGTTAACGCAAACTTCAACCAAGTCAAAACTTTTGTTGAAGCATTGGCAGCAGGGACAAACTTGGACGATGGTTCTATTGTTTATAGCAAGTTGGCTGCCGCTACGGTTACGGCTTTGACTGCTGCTGGTGACGGTGACCAAGTGGTTTTGGGTTCACAGATTTTCGGCTGATGCAAAACGGCTGGCAAACTCCCTTTCTGTCCGTGCTGACAGGTACAGATAAAGATGCTTTGCAACGCATTTTTTCTTCTCTTCAGGTTGAGTTGTCACGGTTGCAGCAAGAAATTGATTTATTGAAGAGTGCTAACTCTTCTACCAACAAGGAACGGACGAGGTATTAATATGAGTATGTATGATGCGTATTCAGGTGATTATGGGCTGACTGAGGCTGCGGCTATCCGCAGAAAACAGCAGCGTTCTATCGCTAATACACAGTCTGCAATGTTGGGTCAGCAGCGTGGTTCACGCAAACTTGCCGATATTAGCCGCAAATATGTTGAAGGTTTTGGACCTAAGATGGCTCAGTATGGTAGGCGTGGATTGGCTGGTCCTAATGTTCAGTCAGGTATTCAACGCAAAGGTTTGGAACAATATGCCCGTGGTTTGCAAGAAAGTTTGGGTGCTGAAACAACCAACATTCAGGACGAGTTGAATCGTATTAGTATGGATGAGGCAAGTAATCAGGCTGACTTGGAGGCTTATATTGCTGATTTAAAGTTGCGTAAAAACCAGTCTATTGTTGATGCCGCTACTGCGTTGCGTCAACTTCAAGGATACTAATTATGGCTATCACTTATGTTAATGGTCGTCTTGTTCGCACCTCAGAGGGTGACAAGGCTATTGCTGCAGCAAAAATTGCGAAACAACTTCAGGAAGAAAATGCTGCACGGTTAAAAGGTTTAGAGAAACAACAAAAACTTTATGTTCCACCAGTGGTTCCTAATCCTGCAGGAGCAGGCGCAGGTCCAGCAGGAGCAGGTCCAGCGGCAGGTGGAGCAGGAATGGCAGGAAAGGCTAATATGACACCCGAACGAAGTTATGTGGAGCAGCAACTCACTATTTTGGGTATGAAAGATACTCCTGCGAACCGTGCGAAGTTGCGTAACGAGTATCGTGCTGACCAAGCCAAAATTGAAGCCGACACAGCGAAGGCTGCGGCTCAAACCGCTGGCGACCAAAGTGCATTTGAAGCAATTCTTAATGCTGCTACTGGTTATGAATCTACAGCAAAGACTGCTTCTGAAAAAGCGTTGGATGCTTTAAGGGAACTTTATGCTCCACAGGAAACTGCTTTGGGAACTCAAAGGCAGTCACAGATTGATTTGTTGAAGAGTGTGTTGGGTCAGTCTGCTGCCGATATTAAAACTGGTGAAGAAAACTTTATTTCAGGTATTCGTCCTACTACTGCTTATACTGATTTGCCGTTGACGGCTTTGCCGCAACAGCAGAACGCTTTAATTGCTGCGTTACAATCGCAAGGTGCGGGGATAGGCGAGGTTCAGGCACAGCAGGCTTCTGATGAGGCGTTGAATCAGTTCACTAGGCAGTTGTTGCAGCGTTCCGCTGCACAGTATGGTGATGTTCAACAAAACTATTTGAACTCGCTTGTTAACGCTGGTCGTGGTGCTTCTCAGGCTGGTCGTGACTTTTTGTCTTTGGAAAAACCAAGACTGGAATCAGGTATTCAATCTAAGTATGATGAGTTGTTGGCTAGTTTGGCTGGTGACCGTGCTTCAGCGGAATCTGATGTTCAGAAGCGTTTGCAGGATGCTTTGGATGAGGCAGCCAAAGTCCGTGTAGGAGCCACAGAGAAATACCCTATGGCTAAGACACCTGTGGTCCCTGAGGCTCCCACAACGCCTCCTGACACGGCTGGTGGCATGCCTAAGTTTGACAGGATGC